GCTTGCATCCAATAAGACAATTGCGCTTTCGCTGCCGTCTTCAGGGTCAAAAATACCCCATGTAGTAATTGCAGAATAGTCGGCAGTTTCTTTTGCGCTAAAGGCTGTATCGTAGCTTTGTATAATGCAATCACAGGTTGGTATGCCTTCTTTTTCCCATGTCTGCCACCATTCTCTTTTTACTATAGAGCCACTCTCTGCTGTAGGATTTTGCATCCACTGTGCGTTCCATTTAGAAACTGGAAGTGATGCTTTTACTGATAATAGTTCTTCTTTCTTCCAAAACTCACCCCATAAAGGCTCTTCTGTTTCAGGCATTATTGCAGGAAATTCTACAACCTCCCACTGGTCTGCGTGTGTTTCTGATTGTCTTTTAAGCAGTCTGCCCGCTAAATCTTTGGTACTCCATCTTGTCATTACAAGCACAATGGTGCCTCCCGGCTGCAATCTTTGTCTTGGACCTGACGTATACCATTCCCATGCAGCGTCCATGGCTGTTGGTGACATTGCATCTTGCTCAGAATGTGGGTCATCGATAATAAGTAAATCGGCTCCACGACCTGTAATAGCACCACCAACTCCTGAATAGAAGGCTTCTCCGCCGTCATCAGTTGTCCAACGACCTGCTGATTTATTGTCACCTGATAGGTTTATTTCAGGAAAAATAGCTTGGTATTCATCGGTATCAATGATATTACGCACTCTTCTACCAAACCTTACAGCCAGTTCTGCCGTATGCGTTGCTTGTATAATCTTTAAACTTGGATTTAATCCCATCATCCATGCGGGAAAATAAGTAGAAGCAAATTCTGATTTTGAGTGTCTCGGTGGTAGCATAACCATAAGTCTTTTGCACTTGCCCTGCGCTATGCGGTTTAGTTTTTCAGCAAGCACTTTATGATGCCTACCCATAATAAAACCTTCCCAGTGAAACTTTACAAACTCTAAAAAGTCACCTCTACACCTGTCTCTTGCATTAAGATTTTTCCATTTATCTATAAGCGTAAGCGCTTCAACTTGTTCATCACGAGATAGCGCGTCAAAGGACTTTATGTTTTCTAAGTTTAGCATTAGGTGGAGAGCCAAAATGTTTTAAAGGACGCTTGACTCTCCTGACACGCTGTTGAGGAGAGAGAGGAGATATCCAGTGAATATCCACAAACAAGCATGTCAGTTAAACTGTAACCCATTCTTTGCCCTCAAACAATAAGGCTTCAGCATTTCTTCTTTTCATTAGTCCCTCATTAGGAACACCCGCAACTTTATTCCATCTTTTAATTTGGTTTGGCACATCTGTCCAATCTTTTGCATTTAATTTTTTTAGAAGTGTAGAGGCGCGCAAATTGCTTGGACCTAAGTTAAAAACCCAAGATACCAAAGCATCAAACTCGTTTTGACTTAAATCAGGTTCAACCATTTCATTTATGTAGCCTTCATACTCGTGTAGCTCGTGTGCAAGTAAATCCTCAGCATCTTGTTTGCTTATTGTCATGCCGTCTTCTACAGGACTGCCGTCAATAAGCTTTAGACTGCCATAACCTATAGTAGCTTTATTGGCAGCGCATCTATAACTAACCACGTTGCCATCTTTATCTGTGGGACAGCCTTCAAAAAATTTTATTAAATTAATGCCTTCACTTGATGTTTTCATTTGAGTTATCTCCTTCTTTTGGTGTTGTAACTTTTTTATAATACACAACAACTTCTTTAAGCTCATTTATATACCTCTTTAATTCTTGCATGTTGTAAGCCATAAGCTCATAGTCAGGTACAGACATTGCAAAAAATACAACTTGACCGCTTTCCTTTTCTATTCTTACCAAAAACTCATCAATATTTTCGTTTGAAACCACATACCAGTAAGGGTCTTTTAAATCTATCTCTCTAGGCATTATAGGTTGCACTATAGTTCTTTCTATAGGTTTTGATACAACCTCTACCTGTTTAGTTGGTAACAGACTGCAACTGCAAGCCATCATCAAGACTGTCGATGTTACGACTATCTTCTTCAATGCTATCAAATACATCTTTGGTTCCTTTATTAACTCTTGGTTCTATTAATCCGGGTTTAGCTGCTGCTAATTTTGTTAAATTGTGACGCTTGAATATGTCAAGGTACCTTGACATTTCTTGTTGAATTTCTTGGTTGCGACTTTGTAGCTCTAATAAACTACCTGTCTGTAAGGCAAAATCATTTTGTAGTGTTTCTATAGCCTCTTTTTGTGTAGCTACAGCGCCTTCTAGTGCAATATTATTGGCTGAAAGAGTTTGATTTTGGTTAAATAGATAATAGGTTATGCACGTTAAAACAAAAATAATACCTATAAAAACTTTGCTCATACAAACTTAGATAAAACCACAGAAAGTAAAATAAACGGATAAACTGCCCATATCATATTTTCTAGCTTATCGAAACGCCTTGCGCCGTCTTCAAGTCTTTTTTCTATATTTTCATATCTAATCGTACACTCTTTTTCGTGTGATTCTATTTTGGTGATTGCTTCTTTTGTTGTTGCCATAAATTTATTTCCTTGAACGATTTTTTTTCCTGCTTTGCATTTGTAAATTAGACGTTTTATTGTTTTTTGGATTGTTGTCTTTATGTGCAACATCTTTTTTGTCACCCGTGTGTGTTTTACCAAGCTTTTTCATAATTGCTCTTGCTGCATTTCTCATGGCTCTATTTTTTACTTGAGCAGGCTTGCTATGATAATTTGCGTATTCTTTTTTATAATCTCTAGCCATATTACTTTATAGTGTATATTTTCAGTGGTTTTGCTTTACCTTTAACCTTGATAGATTCTAACACTTTTAATCTATAACCACAAAACTTTTCTGTTTCTTCGCCAATAAGTATGTCCACACCTCTTTCTTTAGTTGCAGACTCTAATCTTGCTGCAATATTAACAGCATCGCCAATAGCAGAATAGTCAAATCTAGTATTGCTACCCATATTACCTACGATAGCGTCACCAGTATTAATGCCAATTCCTATTGCTATAGCAGGCAAGCCTTCTGCTTTTAATTCTACATTAACAGCTTCAGTATTTTTTATTATATCTAATGCACATTCAAAAGCTATTCTTTCATGATGCAAAACATCAAGGGGTGCTGAAAATATATACATCCCGGCATCACCAATAAATTTGTCTACTAAGCCACCGTGTTTTTGTACTGCATCTACTTGTGCTGTTAAAACTTTGTTCATAATATATGTAACTTGTTCAGGTTCTACGGATTCACTTAATGCGGTAAATCCTCGCAAATCTGTAAAAATAAAAGTGCATCTTCTTTTTTCACCACCTAATTTAAGTAGTTCAGGATTTTTTTGTAATTGTTTTACTTGTCTTGGGTCAAGATAATGTTCAAACTGTTTTTTTATCTGTAGGCGCAATTTAAACTGTTCTCTAAAGCGTAAATAAAAAGCTATGGCTCCTGTAATAAATTGTGAAACTAAAGTCCATGTTATATCTAGTAAAATTCCTGCTTGTATCAACAGGTAGCCACCTAAAGCCGTACACAGCATTGTAAAAATAGCTAATGCAATGCCTAGGGTCATACCAAGATAATTGATTAGAAGCCATGTCAAAGAGACAATTATTCCAAAAATGAAGATTTCTGCTGCTAAAGACCAATCAGGTATTATTGGTGAGTTTTCTAACAAAATTGACTCAGCTAATGCAGCTTGTATTTTATGTGGTTCTAATAATCCAACCGGGGTTGCGATTTGTGGCATGATTCCATTTGCTGTCACTCCAATAATTACAAACTTACCTGCAACATTCATTTCTTTTAATGTGGTTTGTGGTGTGTCTACCCAACTAATCCATTTACGACCAAGGCTATCCGTTTTAATTGGTGGTAAATGTCGCACTGAGATTTCTTGTATACCATTATCATTTGTAGTGATAATGTAGGACCTTGTTTCTGTTAATGCTTTTAATATTTCTGTTCCAAAACTAGAAGACCAACCACTCGGTGTTTTCATTAACAAGGGTATTCTTCTGACTAGGTTATCTACATCTACAGGAGCTGTTGCTATACCTTGATAATTGTTTTGTTTTAAGACATCAATATTTTCTACAATGCCTTGTGTTGGCATGCCGCCAACCTCGTTGCCCTTTATAACCGTTCCAACTGTTTTTGGGTATTGACCGTTTGGTGTTTCAAACATAGCAAGTACACTGGGTGCAAAAGACAATGCTTTTGCAAACACATCATCACCACCAAATCTGTCAGCTTCTGAGAAGCTCATTGCCCAACCAACGCCAATGGCTCCTTCGTTAATTAGGTCTATTTGTATTTGTGCTAAGTCTCTTCTTGGGAAGGGAAAGCCGCCTCTTTCTCTAACATCAGATTCTGATATGTTTAGTATTACAAAGTTGCCACTTGGTTCTTGTTGTTTAACCAGTGCATCAAATGTTTTTAGTTTAAGTATTTCTGTTGGTGTAAATTGAAACACTAGCGGTAAAGCTAGTGTTATCAATATTGGTACGATTAGTTTTTTCATCAATAACTTGAATCTTCAAAAATTTTATCAATGGTAGCATGTTGTTTATCAAACTGCTCCTTTATCGTCCTGTCCTCCACCTTTTGTGCTTTTGCAATGACTGATTGCATCTCATCAAAGTTGTTCCAATCAGGTTCAAGGTTATCGCACCTTTCTTGGTCTAGCATGATTGCTAGTGGTGTCATTGTTTCACCATTTTTAAGACCCAGTACAATTGCAGGCTTGCCGTCATCCCAAACACAGACCAAACAAAGGTCCTTTGGATTCTGTTGGATTAAAGTCATCTTCTCATACACTTTTTGTAATGTAGGTTTACTCATATTAATTAACTCCTTTTTATTTAATATACTTACCATTATACATAGGTTACAACAGAAGTCAACACTTATCTACACTTAATTAATCTGACTGAGTAATTGTTATGACCGAATCACCGCCTCCGTTTACCTTAACCACATTAGAAATACCGTCTTGTATAAAGATGACTGTGTAAGAATTGCTGCCATCTAAATCCACACGAACGCTTTCATTAACCTGTCTTCTAAGGCTTACAACATTGCCTGTTATTAATGTGGTAATTTGTGTTTCAGGGTCTCTGCCTAGAAGTGTTCCTGTTATTTGTGTGCTAGTTGCTTGTGCTAAAACATCTTCTTCTTCTGCTATAGCAAGTGCATCTAAAACATTTAATAGGTCTTCCAAATAATTTACATCAAGATAATTAATTGAAAGCTCATTGTATTCAAGGCTATCGTCAGAAAGAAAATCCTCAGCAAGATAGTCTATATCTAAATCATTAAAATCAAGTACGCTGTCGCTTTTTTTTGTTGTGGTTTCTTCTTGTATGACTATTTCTTTTTTGGGAGGAGTAACAATGAGCATGTTATCAATAACATCTAAGGTCAAATCTAAAATGACAGGTTTGCTTGGAGCTGATTCAAACACGCTTACCGTTGTAGCTTGATATGGTTTGTTTAGAAGTACAGTACCCATAGCAGTAACAACTTCTATCTCACCACTAGACAATCCTAGAGCATTAGGTAAAAGTAT